ACTTCACAGAGTTGTACACAGATGATACAGGTGATGTAGATTCTATTATAGCAGGAACAGGAATAGCAGTAGATGCAGCAACTGGAAATGTTACAGTAACAAATTCAGCACCTGACCAAACAGTAGCTTTAACTGGTGGAACTTCTATAACAACAAGTGGAACGTATCCAAGTTTTACAATAACAAACGATGACCCAAACGCAACCCATACAGGAGACGTAACAGGTTCGGCAGCTTTAACCATTGCATCAAATGCAGTAACAACAGCAAAGATTTTAAACGATAATGTTACGCACGACAAATTAGAAAATAGATATACCGCAGCGGTTACAATTTCAACCTTGACAGGTACTTATAGTTTAGACTGGTCGGCAGGTGCTGTTTTTGTAATGAGTGGGTCTTTAAGTGGTGGTATTAATTTCCAGTTTGGTAATATGAAGATAGGGCAAGTGATAGATATTTACAATTTAACAGGAGCGCAAACAGTTACATTTTCAACAGCTTCTGGTACACCTGTATTTAATAAAGCAGGAGCAGTAGATTATGCAGGTGCTTCAACAAACCTAATACAAGTTCAATGTGTTTCTGATGCTGCAAATGCAGTCTTTAATTATGCAGTAAGTGCTTACGTAAGTGATGCAACACCAAGTTAAAAAATAAAATTATGAAAGGATTACAATTAGATAACGGAACAATTAAAAGGTTTAATTCAATACCTAAAAATTTTGGTAATATTATAGGGGGCTTTAATACCTTAAATGATACTGAGCTTCAAGAGTTTGGATTTTATGATATAGTTACTCCATCAATTACACAAAGCCAAGAACTTGGTGCCATTGAATGGGATTCAGATAATAGCGTTTTTACTTATCCAGTTCAAAATAAAACGTTTAGTCAAACTTTAGCAGAATTAAAGGCTGAAAAAATAACTAACCTAAAATATAGTTACGGAAGTGAATTATCTAAAACGGATTGGATTATTATTAGAGACCAAGAATTAGGAAACACAACCGATTCAAGTATATTATCTTCAAGAGCAACATTAAGAAGTGATTGTGCAACTCACGAAAGTTCTATAAACTCAAAAACAACAAAAGCACAAGTAGCAGATTATTCACTACCTAATTTAATGTAAATGGGATTAAACGAAAAATTCTTTAAATCGGCAGCAGCTGGAGCTTCAAATCCTTTTAATGCCGACATTTATTTAGACCCTGCTCAACTTCCTGCAAGTGGTAATATAACTGAATGGTCTAATAGTGGGACAAATGGACAAGTGGCAACTACACACGGTACAAATGGAACTATGACGGTCGGAACATTGGATGGAGCAAAATGTGCAATTGCCTCACGAGTAGCTGAGGGAAAAAGTTTTGTTATGAATCCATCAGGTACTACAGGAAGAAACAAATACTCTTTATATAATACTCAACAAAATATTTCTTTTTATTGTTTTGTTGCTGCAGGCGCTGCTTTTAATAACGATACTGCTTATCCACAAATAATATACTTTGCAAATACAGGTGCAAATAGTAATGATTATGCTAATACGTTTAATTTATTTGCCTGGAGAGAAGGTTTGCCTTACTCACACAGATTAAGTTCGCAAACACGAAATGGTTTGACTGGATTGACTGGGGGTTCTGCTAATACTGTTGAATTAACCAACCCCTATCCCGAATGGACTGGCGTAGGTTTAACACTTCAATATTTACCCGCAGGAACATCTGTTGTAAAAATGTTTAAAAATGGTGTTAAGGTATATACTTATAACTTTAGTGGAACAGCAGGACAAACTACAAATTCTTTAAACTTTGGAGGGTCTTATTTTGATCAATACATTGACAGCGGTATGATTTTCGGAGATACTAATTATTGGGCTAATACTTTAAAAACAGAATCTGAAATACAAACAGTACACAATTACTTTAAAGCTAATTACGGATTATAAAATTAAATAATGCAAGATTTGAAGATAGGACTTATTAATATTTCAGCTTTGGCTTTATCAGTAAGCGAAGCAAATCCTATACTTCAGACAATAAGTTTAAGCCTTGCAATAATATTCACAACAATATCAATTTATAAGAAAATTAAGAAATAATGAACAGCAGAGAAAGAAGGGAATTACGTGGATATATAGGTTCCGGAATTGTGTTTTTATTTGTTATTCTTTTACTTGTTTTTTTATCGGTAAGAGAAATACCAGAAACAAACAACGATTCTTTTAAGTTAATAGTCGGTGCTTTAATTGCTACAATCGGTGCAGCAGTATATGTATTTATTGGCAAAGACCCAAGTGAAGTAATTGAGTTACAAAGAAAAAACGATTCTTTAGAAACTAAAGTTGACACGCTTATACAACAAAAAGACATTTTAGAAAATATGATTATTAAAATGCAAGATGATTTAATAGATAAAATGTTTCTTGGAAAAGCATTAGATTACGATGATAAAAATAAAAAATAAATTATGCAATTAATTATAATTATTATAACATTAGCTTTAATAGCATCAGCAGTAATATTAGTTTTAACTTACAACGGTTATCTAAAAGATACTGATAAAGATGGAATACCTGACAAGGTAGAAGATAAAGTAAAAGAAGTAAAGAAGAAAATCTTTAAAAAGAAAAAATGAAAGAACCTAAAACTTGCCAATGTGGAAACACAACAAATCCGAACGGATATTGTGACGGTACTCATTTAAAATAAAATATGTTACACTTTGAAACACAAGAATTTGATTCGCCTGATTTACCTAATAGTGGCATTAATATGGATAATGCTTTTTTGCAGATGCTTGACGATGCACGTGGTATTGCAGGGATATCATTTAAAATCACATCAGGATTCCGAAGTGTTTCCCATAACCAAAAAGTTGGTGGTGTATCAAACTCCAGTCACCTTATTGGAAAAGCCGCAGATATTGCGGTGGGAAGTGGCAAAGAAAGATACATTATTATTAATGCCCTTATCAAAGCAGGATTCCGTAGGTTGGGAGTTGCAAAAACTTTTATCCATTGCGACAACGATTCGCTTGAACAAGGTGGAACAAAAAACCCATCTATTTGGACATACTAATACAGTAGGTAGCACACTATGGACAAGAAAAAGTTCAAAGACACACAAGTAGGTAAATTCCTTTTAAATAAGATACCTGATGTAGTTGGTGCTATTGCAGGTAATACACCAGTAGGAAGCGTTATACAGGCTATTATAGGTGGTTCTGATATGTCCGATAGTGACAAACAAATAGCTTTAAAGAAACTTGATATAGAACGTGCTGAAATAGATGGTACAACTAAAAGATGGCAAGCAGATTTAAAAAGTGGTTCTTGGTTATCTTCAAACGTTAGACCGCTTACATTAATATTTCTTACAGTTAGTTTTGTTATTGGTTGGTATATGCAAATAGAAGGCTTATCAGTAGTAAAAGAACTTTTATGGGTAGCTTTTGCAGGATACTTTGGTGGAAGAAGTTATGAAAAAGTAATGGGTAATTCAAAACATCAATAATGGCAAAGCAAATAACTTTTAACTATAAAAAGGTTAAGATAAAACGTAAGGGTATACACAGTAAAAACAATCAATCAGCTTTAAAATCTTCAAAGAATTATAGCAAGAAATACAAGGGTCAAGGAAGATAATTTTTTAAAAGTTTGTTTCTTAAAATTTATTTTCGTTACTTTGGTGGGTAGTGGGTAAATAACTACTTAAATATATTTATTTTAATAAATTTTTACAAATTTTAATTTATATATGAAAACATATTTAGAAATACTTAATTCTAAAAGAACTTTTAAAAAAAGTTTTATTATATATGCTTTAATTAAAAGCAATAAAATAGTATATATTGGTCAATCTAAAAATATTATTGCAAGAATTACTGACCATTTAAGAAGTAATAAAATATTTGATAGTTGGAATATTGTAGAAAATTTAGGTGAATGTTGTACACAAGGGGAATTAGATAGATTAGAAAATAAGTATATAAGAAAGTTTACGCCTTTATATAACAAAACATCAAACCCTTTGTATAAAAGAAAATACCAATCACCACACCATATTAAAGTAAAAAGAAAGTATTCACAACTTGGAATAGTTTTAAAAGGAAAAGCAGCAGATGATTATAGAGGATAAAATAAGAAAGATACAAGGTTATAAAACTTGGTCTTTAAAGAAGAAGGTAGATGAACTACTAAAAATTGATGCTGATATGTATACTTGTCTTGGAACTGATTCAACAGTTAAAGAAAAGAAAGAAGTAAAAGCAATAAGCAGAAAAATCTACAAGGCTATATCTTTAATAAGTCCTTTAGATGGTTACATTTTAGAATCACATATGAATGAAAAGGATTTAAGAAATCTCATAGATGCCTAAAATTAAAAAACCAACAAGAAGTAAACTTGTAAAAAAACTTGATACAGTATTTAGCCAGTATATAAGATTAAGCAATGCGGACAACAATAAAAATTGTATTTGTGTTACTTGCAATAAGACGTTCTTTTGGAAAGAAATCCAAGCAGGGCACTTTATGAGCAGGAAACACTATTCTATACGTTGGGATGAAAGAAACGTTAAACCACAATGTGCAGGGTGTAATGTATTTAGATATGGCGAACAATATAAATATAGTTTATATCTTGGTAATAAGTTATCTGAAAAGCTATTAGAAGAAAGTCGTAAACTTGTTAAATTTACAAATGTAGAGTT